AAAAGACAAGATTGCACAGCAAGGTATTAGAAACAGTCACTTAACATCTATCGCACCCACAGGCACGATATCACTAACAGCAGACAACGTTAGCAGCGGCATAGAGCCACCATACAGCTTGTTCTATGACAGGACTATTCAGAACTTTGATGGTCATACAATTGAACGAGTGGAAGACTACGCCTATCGACAAGGTGTGCATGGGCGTACAGCTAATGAGATTTCGGCAGAAGACCATGTGGCTGTCTTGGCGTTGTGTAGCAAATATATAGACAGTGCCGTCTCAAAAACTTGCAATGTCGGTGATGATGTTTCCTATGACGATTTTAAAAATTTGTACCTAACTGCTTGGAAGAAAGGGTGTCGAGGTATTACTACATTCAGAGCGGCTGGTAAAAGATACGGAATTTTAAACGAGGTAAAGGAAGAAGAGCCGAAAGCAGAAGCGTGTTATATTGATCCAGCCACAGGACAAAAACAATGCGACTAATAGGGCGTAGCTACAGCCACTGGTTTTGGAATAGTTGTTTCGTAAATAAACTATCTAAAGCGGTTTCTAGCCTAAATACATATTTATGGCGCAAACAATATGCGTCCAAATAATACGTTGAGATTACCATAAATCTACTTATGGGGGACTAAGTTCCCCCATTTTTTATCTATAAAGTCCATATTAGAAGGAATTAAGATGAAAACGCCAAACAATTGGAAGTCTATACCAATTATTACGCAGGAACTTATTGACTATTTACAGAAGAAATTTCCTGATCAGTGTCCAAACATTTCAGATTCTGACCGAAAAATTTGGACAGACACTGGGGCGTCTCTAGTCATAAAGCATCTTCAAAGAGTCAAAGAAGATCAGGAAGAAAATATTCTCAACGTCTAAAGGAAACGCCCTACCATGTGTGGTTCTAGCCCCAGCCCCCCGCCCCCACCTGCCCCGCCTCCGCCACCACCCGCACCTCCTCCTGTTCTTGAGCAAATCGTACCGGAACGTGCAGAGGATCAAACGGTGGCAAAAAAGCAGAAAAAGAAAGCTGTGGGTACGAAGAAGTATCAGACTGCTTTGTCGATCAACAAAGGTGGCGCAACGTCTGATGGCGGCGGCGTCAACACGCCAACCTAATGTGTTTCGGTGGTGGTGGCGGAACCACATATTATCCGCAAGAACAGCAACGCCAGGATACGACTTACGCTTACTTGGACAAAGTGCCTGTTAAGCGTGAGTCGAAAGACCCTTCTGCGCCTGTGAAAACAACAACCGCAAGCACAACTGCTACGACGAGTGATGAAAAGAAAACATCACCTCTAAACATAGCGTAAGGAAAAAACATGTACGGCACAGGAACTTGCGCGAGCCAGTATGAAAAGCTGGCAACAGAGCGAGAAACATATCTCAATAGGGCGAGAGAATGTGCAAAGCTTACAATTCCTGCGCTCGTACCTGACAGCGGACACTCCTCTACAACTACGCTTCTAACACCTTATCAGGGTATCGGTGCTAGGGGGGTTAACAATTTGGCTTCGAAATTGTTGCTAAGTTTGTTGCCCCCCAACACACCATTCTTTCGGTTTGTCATCGATGACTTCACCGCGCAAGAGTTAGCTCAACAGGAAGGCGCTAGGGCGCAAGTAGATGAAGCCTTAAATAAAATTGAAAGGTCAGTTCAGTCAGAATTAGAGACTACAAATTTACGATCTCCAATTTTTGAAGCACTTAAACAGCTTATCGTAGCTGGCAATGTTTTAATTTATTTTCCTAAAAAAGAAGGCGCTAGGGTTTTTGATCTGCGCCGTTATGTCGTAAAGCGTGATCCACAAGGCAACCCTCTTAGGATCATCACAAAAGAAACCATTTCTCCAATGGTTTTAGATGACGACATACAGCAACTTATTGCACAAACGGAAAGCCCATCAGATCAAAAAGATATCTTTGAACGATCTGTAGACGTTTACACTATTATGTATCGTGAGGGTAATCGTTGGAAATTATATCAAGAAATCAATGGTGTTGTCGTTCCAAGATCAGAAGGGTCTTGGCCTATCGATAAGTCGCCAATGTTGGCGTTGAGATGGACAGCCATTGACTCAGAAGACTATGGAAGAGGCTACATTGAGGAATATAAAGGCGACCTGATTAGCCTTGAAGGCTTGTCAAAGGCCATATTAGAAGCCACTGCTGCGGCTGCTAAAGTTGTTTTTCTTGTTAATCCAAATGGTTCGACGCGAGCCAGAGATATCGCAGAAGCTCCAAATGGTGCCATCGTTAGCGGAAATGCTAATGAAGTAACAACTTTGCAAATGGACAAGTACAACGACTTGCGAGTTGCTCGCGAGGCGATGAATGACATTACTCAACGTCTGTCGTTTGTTTTCCTTATGAACACAGCAGTACAGAGGGACGGCGAAAGGGTCACGGCGACAGAAATCAGGCGCATGTCCCAGGAGCTAGACGATGCGTTAGGCGGCACTTTCTCCCTTATGTCGGAAGAGTTCCAACTACCGCTTGTGAATAGAATTATCGATAGGATGACGAAACAGCGCAAGCTGCCGTCATTACCAAAAGGTGTCGTTAAGCCAGCAATTGTCACAGGATTAGAAGCCCTTGGACGCGGACATGATCTAGAAAGGCTAGATATGTTCTTGCAAGGTTTACAGGCTTTGCCGCCAGAAGTATTGGCAAATCACCTTAACGTATCCGATTACATCAAGCGCCGGGGGACTTCACTAGGCATCGATATGGATGGCCTTGTGAAATCTGCTGAACAGCTTCAGCAAGAACAAATGCAAGCCCAACAGATGCAGCAGCAAGAGATGCAGCAGAAGGGCATGATGGATATGGCAGGACGCGCAATTTCATCTGGCACAGGGCCGATGGTTAGTGCTGCTAGTGACGTTGCACAACAAGGCGATCCAGAACAAGCACAACAAATTGTAGAACAGATACAATCAGCAATGGGACAAACACAATAGATGGTTGAACAAGTTTCAGCAGCAACAGAGGAGACTACTGGCCCTTCTTTGGAGCAAACGGCAAAGGAGATGGGCATAGATGTCGATAGCCCTGATAAGAGCAGTGGAGATGATTCACGCCCAGACTGGTTACCGGAAAAATTCAAGTCGGCAGAAGATTTGGCAAGAGCCTATTCAGAGCTTGAAAAGCGACAGAGCCAGCAACCCCAACAGACACAGCCACAGCAGGATACAGCAGACGCGGCTAGGGAGACTGTTGAATCTGCTGGTGTAGATTTTGATGAGCTAAGTTCCGAATGGGCGCAGAACGGAGAATTAGCAGCAGAGAGCTACGAAAAGCTCGAAAAAGCTGGCATCCCCCGCGCTTTGGTAGACAGCTACATCGAAGGACAGCAGCAGATCGTGCAACAAGCACAGTCTAGAGTTTATGAATCTGTCGGCGGTGAAGACTCTTACAAGGCCATGATTGATTGGGCAGGAGACAATCTATCTGACTCCGAAATCGAAGCCTACAATCAAGCAGTAAACAATCGCGACTTTGCCGCTGTCGAGTTAGCGGTGAATGGGCTTAAAGCACGATATGCGTCAGAGGAAGGTATGGAACCAAACCGTATAGTTACTGGCGGTGTATCAAGTAACTCTGGCGGCGTCTATCGTTCGCTCGCTGAATTAATGACTGACATGCAGTCAAAACAATACAAAGAAGACTCCGCATTTAGAGCGGACGTAGCTAAGAAATTAGAACAATCTGACATTTTAGAATCTAGGCGTAATTAAAATGGCGCGAGATTACGGAAAGGAATATCGTGATTACCACGGTAAACCAGAGCAAAGAAAAAGACGCTCAAACCGTAATAAGGCTCGCAGACTTATGATAAAAAAGGGTGCTAAAGTTGCTGGAAAAGATGTACATCATAGAGATGGAAATCCTAATAATAATTCCAGCAACAACCTTTCGATAATGTCTAAGTCTAAAAACAGATCAATCAAATAACGTTGCTCCTCTTTAGGAGGGCGTTGCAGATGACGGTCTGCAAGAGTCTCTAAGGACTTCGATGAATGACCCCTTACGAGGGATAATCTTTCTGCTGGAAGCTGTTGAGACAGTTAACTTTTTATCTCCAACAGAAAGGATATGAGCGGTGGCAAATGCTACTCCATCACGCCTTGGTCTAGTCGAAGCGACAGGCACAGGTTATGACGCCCTCTTCCTCAAGGTGTTCTCGGGGGAAGTTATGGCCTCCTTCAACGCGAACACCGTTATGAAGGAACGAGTGCGTACTCGAAACATTAGTTCCGGTAAGTCTGCCCAATTTCCCGCTGTGGGTAAGAGCGCGGCGTCTTATCACAGCCCTGGGGCTGAAATCGTAGGCACGGCAATTAAGCACAACGAGAAAGTCATCACGATTGATGATCTTCTTATCTCACATGCTTTTATTGCCAACATTGACGATGCTAAGAACCATTATGATGTTCGAAGCGAATATAGTACGCAACTAGGACAGGCGCTCGCGCAGACCTATGACCGTAACTTGTTGTCGATGGCTATTAAAGACTGTGCAACTCCACCTACGGCAATTGCTGATCAGGGTACGTCGGAAGAAATTCTTCAGTCTGGCACTCTCAATATGGGAACCGCTGCTGACGTAACTACGTTCGTTGGTCAGATTTATTCAGCGGCTCAAAAGCTGGACGAGAAAAACGTTCCGCGTGAAGATCGTTTCGTATTTGTAACTCCAGCGGCATACTACGGTATTGTCCAAAATGACAAAATTGTGAACCGCGATTTCGGCGGGAACAATGGTGTCTACAGCGACGGTACGGTAATCAACGTTGCGGGTATGCAAGTTGTTATGACCAACAACCTTGCGCTTAACCACCCCAGTGTTACGACTGATACGAGTGCCAGCAAGTATGGTGTCAATGCGTCTGATTATCTTGCAGTTGTCATGCAGAAACAGGCTCTAGGTACTGTAGAACTTCTTAGCATTGCGTCTGAAAGTGAGTATGACATTCGCCGTCAAGGCACTTTAATGGTGTCGAAGATGGCAGTCGGGCATGGA